GTGCTGCTTTTTCACCTTCAACAAGAATTACCTGTTTGGCAGTTACCATTTGTGGTTGGTTATAAAGCGGTCGTGGCGTAGGTGCTTTGTATTTCCTTGCCACCGCATCCCAAGGTCGGAATTGCTTTTTACCATCGGGTGGATCGTATCTATAAACACAAGCAATTAGCTTTCCTTGCGAATTAAAATAATCCCATTTGCCTGTAAAAGCCCCAAGCTCATCGATGGGAGGTGTTGGTTTGAAATCTTCTGGCTTTTTATATTTTTCTTTATAGTCGCCCCCAAGCCAGCCTTCGATATCTTGCAATACTTCATTGAAATTCTGCTTGGCATCAAGACTATAAATTGCTGCCCATAAGGTGAAGAGATCTCCAGATTCACCAGTGGAAAAATCCTGCCATAAACCAGCTTTATCACCTGATACAGTAACCACCAGGCTTTTTCCAGGATTGCCTTGCAGATCTCCAACAACAAACCTATCTGCCTGAAAAATACCTCTTGGCAGTAAATAGCGTAATATCGCATGAATATTAGACAGCATGCGTGATCTGATATCTTCAACATTATATTTTTTATCAGAAGATGAGTATTGCTCCGCTGCTTGATTAAAATCGCCCCAATTGTTTGTCATGCATTCGCCCCCCAACATCTATCTTGCCAGGAGCAAAATTTACATATGTGATGAGTGGAGGTGTTTGATACACGGGGTAATAACTCTCCGGCATCACACGCTTGCAATACCATTACAGCTTTATCGGTGAGCTTTTGTGCTAAGGTGCAATCAAATGGTACGAGTTCGTGGTATAATTCAGCAGTATCCTTATTGATTGCTGTAAAAAGCGCAGGATTATTTGAAATACCAGATACACTTCCTTCCATATATGCCTGGTAAGTGGCAATCTGGCCTGCATAGACAGGATGTGCCAGAGCCACACCATCTTTTTGTGTTTTTCTCCAGCTCTTATTATTCATGGATTTACATTCCCAAAGTGCAGGAAAACCCATGCCTAATTCTTCAGGAGCAGCATTGATAATACCATCGACATGCCCACGTATGCGCCCCTTTGCCACAGAAAAGCCAAACTGGTGACCGTCTTTCTTTTCGGTGTAAAGTTCCACACCTGCAGCGCGAAGCCACTTGATTGCCATATCTTCAAACAGATGTCCGGCTGCAAATATTCGTAAAAGCTGACCATCAAAGTCACGACCTTCATCTTTTGGAGTATTCAAATATTCAAATTGTAAAGCACGTTTGCATTCTACTCCTAAGCGTGATCCACCAAGGTAATCCCTCGGTGTTTGTTTTTTATTTTCTTCCTCTAGGGCAAGATCAATAAAGCCGTTGACTCTATCTGCAAATGTTTTGGAACTATTAAAATCTAGCATGGAATTTCTACCTCAAATTCATCTTTAACTGCTTCTCTTAGGTGGTCGTGGTAGGCCGTGATGGTGACTTCAACTAGCGTCAGAATTTCTTCCTTTGTGTAATTTGCTAGTCCTCGGTGCATGCCAATGGATGCGACATATTCACCTAGCGGTTTTAATGCGGCCGCCATTGCGTCTTTTTCATGTTTTGTAGGATCAATCACTGTCTCTGCTCCTTTTGTTTTTTTGATGTGCGAATAGATGTCCTGGCAGTGCTTTGAACAGAATTTGCGATAGGTTTTTTGCCCCCATCTGCTGGAAAATTTGTAAGGTGGCTGTACATAGCCAAAACCATGATCCATCATTAAGCACACTGCACATCTCACGCTGCCTCCCTGGAACCCCAAACGAGTTCACGTATTTTTTTCTTGTTGAACTGGAAAGTAAGCAGCGCCGATGCCTGATAACGGGTAAGACCGTGATCATTTTTTAAATGCGCTGGCAAATACCTAAGCTGCTTATAAGTTGCAGGCTGATTCAGCCATTGGTTTGTTTTATGTGCGCTGTCGGATGTTTCATTGTCATTTAACCAATCATCGGCTGCAGCCAAACAAACTGTTCTTTCACCGATCGATAAAAGGGATGTTGCAAGATTTTTACCTCCGCCAACTGAAAACCATCTACCTTCAAGAAAGAATATGCCTGCCCAGGCATTAAAGCCCTGGGCAATAAGTGCAGCATCATCACTAAAGATATCACACCATCTAAATGAAGAACGTGCCAACAGATCAATTTCTGACATAAGAAAATCAGATAATTGGTCGCTATCACTTTCTTCGCTTTCTTTTCTTTCCCATACATATCCGCACAAGGAACATTCTCTGGCAGACGTTGGAACAATGGCGCTGCATTCAGGACATTTTTTCTTTGGTGATTCACGATCTGTTTCTTTTACATCCAGAGTAACACTTTGCTCTAACGAGCCATGCATTAATGATGATGTTCCAAAATCAAGAACAATACAGTCTGTTTTTACAATGCCTGGGTGTTCAGCAGGGTCTATAGTGCGAAGTCCGCGCCCAACCATTTGAATCATCGTAGATCTATAAGAAGATGGACGCAGTAAAACTACACATGATGTTGGTGTGTAATCATACCCTTCTGTTAACACAGCAATGTTAACAACAACCTGTGTATCACCTTCCTCGTATGATTTTAGTGCGTCTGCCCGTTCTGATTTTGATAACTCTCCATGAATTAGAACAGCTTTTACACCTTCATCATTAAATGCTCTACATACATTTCTGGCATGATCGACAGTAGAACAAAAAACAATGGTTTTGCGGTCACCGGCTTTTTCTTTCCAATGCTTTACTACTGCATTGGTAATAGGCCGCTTATTCATTATTTTATCGACTTCGCCCATATCGAAGTCAGCAGCAACTTTCTTTACATTGGTAAGCTCCTCTCTGACACCAACATCAATTACAAAAGTGCGTGGCGGTACAAGATGACCGGAGGCAATTAATTCTTCTAAAGTGATCTGGTCAGCAACATTTGAAAAGATAGGGCGCAAACCTTTGCGATCACCACGCATCGGTGTTGCTGTTACTCCATAGATCATACAATGGGGATTTAATTCTTTTGCCTTATGTATGATTCGCATATAGCCATTGGCTACAGCGTGATGCGCCTCATCAATTACCAATAAATCCAGCTGAGGCATTAAAGAAATATTATTGTCACGAGATAAAGTTTGCACCATTGCAAAAGTTACATCACCATCCCATGATTTGTTCGTGGCATCAAAAACAGAAGTGCTTATTTTAGGATTAACTTTGCTGAACTTCTGACAGTTTTGCGATGTTAATTCATCACGATGGGCAAGTATGCAAGCCTTACTTGTATCAACGTTTTTAACTATTTTTGCCGTAACAGCAGACAACATGATAGTCTTGCCACTCCCTGTTGGAGCGACACCAAGAGTGTTGCCATATTCTTTTAGAGCAGCAACACTCTTTTCAACAAAAATCTTCTGACGAGGACGCAGTAACATCTAAAACTCCTGTATTATTGCGCCCAAGAAGGCTTGCCAGTTGGATTAGAGCTAGGTTCTGCAGGATTTGCAGTTGGAGCAGATGGCTGATAGTTTGAAGTTGGTAGGGCTGCAGCTGTTGTCGGGGCAGCAACGGTTGCCACAGCGCCCATAATGTTGGCGTACTCCTTATGATCGGGAGTAATAGCCAACCGGATCTCATTTTTCTTTTCTTCGTTTTGATCTTTTCCAACACCAACGCTTGCAACAAATTCAATACCATCCAGATCGGCTAGACCATTTATTCTTCTTGCAGTTTGGGCGTTTGGTGATTCATCTTTTGGCATAATGCCACGAGCAGAATTTAGAATACCTCTGATAAAGGAGCGCCCCATGTTGCCCCAATTATTGTTATTTTTTTGGCTATAAAGACCGATGTTGCTCCAGATTTTTCGTTTTGCAAATTCACCTGCTAAAATTACAAATTCACACGACAAATACACAGCGCCAGAATCGGGTTTGTGCGTGGCATAACCACCTGTCCAACTATTATTGGCATCATCATAGCCACCTGGCTTTATTGTCATTCGCACTTTTACAAGTGTTCCTTTTGGTATTACATCAAAGCTGGTTTGCTCTTCAGCATTGTTAAAATCATTCCAGTTATTACTCATGATTGATCTCCTTGAGTTTGAGGTTGAGGTTGAGGTTTAGATTCAGTATTAGCGTTGGCAGATTCAGGGTCAGTTTTTGGCTGCTCATAAACCAAGCGTTCTGATGCCGGTTTTACCGGCCCCTTGATTTTCTCCATTAAACGGCCAAGATGTGGCTCTTCCAGCATGTCAAGACGACCGCTGCGGTCTTTTGCTGGATATCCATAAGGATTCATGGTGTGGTTAACGAAAGCACGAAATGCAGTACCATCTTGTGACTGTATCTCTGCCATAGTGATCAATTGGTCAAAGATTCCAGGCAATTCCAGGCTGGTTTTGCTTCCATCAATTTGTATTTCAAAATATGCACGATTAAAGTCATCGGTTTTCTTGTCTAAGATACCAACGAACCAAACATTTTTATTACGTGTATGTTGAAGGTGGGCAAGCCATCCGACCATTTCCTGACCCATCAGACCATAAGCGCCACGCATGTCAGGCTTGCCTGTTTTTTCTGAAAATGCCTGTGGCTGGCCTTTACACCACTGGAAACAAAGGCGACCTGCTACTGTTATTGAATCAATAAAAATGGTGTCATATTTATCCAAAACTTTTGGATCACCGTATTTTTCACATACAGCCTTATAATGTGCTTCACTATATGGCTGCTCGTCACGTAATGATGGATTAAAATTGCCGATAAACACCGCAAAATCACGACATTCTTGCCAAGTGCGAGGACGCAAAGCATCACCTTTCCATCCTTCGACAGCAAGATCACCAGCCTCCAGATCCATGAACAAAGTGTTTTTTGGGTCGAGAGTCCAAAGCTGTGAAGTCTTCCCAATACCGGAAACTCCAATAATACAGCCCTTGATACCTTTCTTCTCTTTCATGCGCTCTTCAGCGCTTATGATAGGTAAACCAGTCATTATGCTTCCTCCACATCTGGAGTTAGCGAATAAGTGGGCTTGCCTTCTTCTAATGTTCTGGCTGGTTCAAATTCTTTTTTGATTAAATTAGGCCAAGCTTTATATTTGTTTTCTGGAACCTTATATGTAACTTCCAGATATTCTGTTGGGTCATCACCTTCATTTTGAATACGAGTAAATATTTCTGCTAATTTTTCTTGATCCCATAAAGCTTTTTTAGGAACAGTAGTGGTAATTTTAAAGCCATCATCATCAATGTTAATAGTA